TTACACAGAGTGGGCGGGAAAGCCCACGAATTTATTCGTGGGATGAAAGCGAGCAATTAAAAATAATAGTTGATTTTAAAAACATAATATAGAAAACAAGCTCAATCTTTTAAATACTCCTTATCCTCTTGGTCTTATTATCAATTAAAGGAATTCATCCTTTATAGGGCCAAAAAGTTTGGAGTGGTTGTTGATTTCATTGATCCTGCATATAGCTCACAAAAATGTAGTTTATGTGGGACTTTAGGTCATCGTAAAGATAAGAGTTTCGTGTGCGCAAAATGCGGGCACGTTGACCACGCAGATGCAAACGTTGCTTTTAATATAGCTTCGTTTGCTCTGTGTGGTTGATTGGGCGTAGACAGAGATGCGTCTAAAGGGAGTACCGGCGCCCCGCAATGGAGAGCGGTTGCCACCATGCCGTGAGGCAATGTGAGCAAAAGTAGATCCAGGAACCTCACGAATTTATTTGTGGAGTACGTCAGGAATTATTTGTAGAGATGATTTTATTAACTACACATGTAGATCATAAATGATATTCTTTAGGGCGGATTTCTAAGAAGTGCTATAAAGATAAAATTGTATTTGTTTTTATAAAAAAATATGCTTAATTTATTTATATAATTAATAAAACAAAGAATTTTTTTCAAACGTTTTCTGATTATAGGATTTAAATTAATGAATAGATTTTTAAAGGAATTATTTAAAGGATTTAAATGGGTATTAATTTCAATATTGATACTTTCATTAATTATTGTAGTTTTTATTGGAAGTGCTTGGGGATTAGGCTGGCTAGTTGATAAATTATTTGATTTAAAAAATTTTGGACCAAATTTTTATATTTCATTTGGATCAGTCACATTAGTTTTTACCTTTATCATTCAATTAATGACAATAATTATTATTATATGGGCCCTTTTAGCTTATGGTAAATCTCGAGGTTTAATACAAAGGAGGAAAGAAAAATGATAGCACAATATATTGAAGCTCCTAATGTTGAAAAATCAAAATATGTATCGGTTTTTTTAGCCGGAGGTATTACAAATTGTCCTGAATGGCAAACTGAATTAATTAAACTCTTATCCAATGAAATGATAACGATTTTTAATCCACGGAGAAAAAATTTTCCTATTCATAATCCGAATGCCGCAAAGGAACAAATTACATGGGAGTTTAATGCTTTAAATAATGCCGATATTTTTTCTATTTGGTTTTCTAATGCCGCTTCGGATCAGCCTATTTGTTTATATGAGTTAGGCCGTCATCTGGTATTACGAGAAAATTGTCCTGAAACAATAGTTATTGGTGTTGAACCGGGCTATAGAAGAGCTCAAGATGTTTATATTCAGACTAGTTTAGTTAATCCCTTTATATCCTTAGAAATATCAGATAATCTTAATGATCACGCATTCAAAATTAAAAAAGCCACTGAAATATATATTGCTAAAGGATTGTGGAAATAAAAATAAATTTTAATGGCTTGTGTATTTAATCTGAATAGTAGAAGATATTGATTAATAGAATTCTAAGTAATCTTCTTATATTTACAAGGAGAACTTAATTGGAGAAAAATAAATGCTAAAAGTTTATTTTATTGGCTACGGGGGTAATTCATGGATGGCTGAAGAATTACGCCCTATAATAGAAGATGACTTGGGTATGAAGCTTATAACGATCCATGAACATGAAAATGCTGACATAAAATGGCATAAAGATACTTGGTATGATCATCTTAATCAAGCAGATATAATTATATGTCCTGCTAATTATAAAGTTCAACCGGCAAAAAGCGCTAATAGAGTTACTCAAGCGATGTCAATGGGAAAAGCAATAGTTTGTTCTCCTTTACCCTCTTATATAGATGTAGCTAAAAAATATCCGGGATGTTTTCTTTTTGCGGATAATCCGGAAGAATGGAGAGAAAAATTAAAAATTTTAAGAGACAATGAATCCTTTCGGAAAGAAATGAGTAATAAAGCTAAAGAGGCTTCTAAGGGTTATTCTTTGAAAGTTATAGGAGAAAAGTGGTTAAAACTATTTGATAGAATAGGTGACTCTGTTAATAAAACAGACGGTCTCGTTGATATTGTCATTCCTACTTATAAAAATTTAAGAGGTTTAAAGCTCTGTCTTAATAGTATTCGGGAATGTACTCATGTTTCTTATAAAATTATTATAATAGATAACAGTTCTGATGAAAAAGTGTATGATTATTTACAGCAACAGAAAGATATCATATATATAAAAAAAGATAGACTTACTTTTGCTCAAGCTATTAATATTGGGATAAAAGCGGGAAATTCTAAATATATTATGTTATTAAATGATGACGTGATTGTAAGTCATGGATGGCTTAAAAAAATGATAGAAGTTTGTACGGAAAAGACGGGAGCTATAGGACCTCTGAGTAATTGTGACTTTGGCTGGTTGCATAATAATTCTATTAAAATTGGAGATATTGACCTTCTTCCTGGTAAAAATACATACGATGAAATAGAACCAATAATTTCTCAGATTTATAATTATGAATCTCCTTATACTGATATGCCTGAACAGGAATGGATCGCTTTTTATTGTACTCTAATACCCAGAAAAATTATTGATGAAGTAGGTCTTTTAAACGAAGAATTTATTAATTCAGGAGAAGATACTGATTTATGTCTTCGTATGAAAAAAGCCGGTTATAAAATTATACAGAATTATGACTGTTTTGTATGGCATGCCGGTGCAATATCTCGGAAAATTTTAGAGCAAGAAAATTTTAATGAATATCATGAAGCGGATGAAAAAACTAAAAATCATTTAAAACATCTCTGGGATAATAAATCAGTTATCATTTATTCCGGGCCCGCTTGGGAAAAATTTGATTTTAGAAATTTAGAAACAACCGGAATAGGCGGTTCGGAAATATGGCTTATTTGGCTATCTCGTAAATTATCGGAATTAGGTTATCGAGTAACAGTTTTTGCTGATTGCCCAGAATCAGGAATTAAAGATAATGAAGTTTTATGGTTGCATTATACAGAATATAATAAATGGATAGAACAACATTGGGTGGATTATGCTATTCTTAGTCGAACAACAGATCCTTTAAAATATAATTTAAGAGCAGAAAAAATATACGTTCAGATTCATGATATCTGGATGCTCAGTGAAAAAACTCAACTTTTTCTTGATAAGGTGACTCGATATTGTACATTAAGTGAGTGGCATAAAGATTTTGTATCAGATTATCATAATATACCTAAAGAAAGAATAGTTATAATGTCTAATGGAATTGATCTTAAACTTTTTGATGAAATAGATGTGGAAAGAAATCCTTTTCGTTTTCATTGGAGTAGTAGTTGGGATCGGGGCTTGGATAATGTGTTATATTTATGGCCCTTTATTAAAGAACAAATACCTGAGGCGGAATTACACTGTTATTATGGAATCTATAATTGGGAACAAAGCTGTAAATTAAAAAAAGATCAAAAAGGATTAGAGAAAATAGCTAAATTGAAAGAACAGATAAAACAAAAAGATATTTATGATCATGGTAGAGTAAATCAAAGAAATCTTGCTGAAGGAGTGAGTAAAGCATCCCTTCTTTTTTATCCCGGGTGGTTTCAGGAAACTTTTTTTATAGGAGGCATTGAAGCTCAATATGCTGGAGTCCCCGTTATTTGTAATAGATTAGCGGGTTTAAAAACGACTTTTAAACATCCCCAATTAGGAGATACGGCTATTATGTTAGGGGATGGCAGTGCTTGGTGGCCATATACTAAAGAGGGTAGAGAACAATTTTTAGCTGAAGCAATTTCGATTCTTAAAAACAAAGATAAATGGAATGAATGGTCTGAAAAGGGTAAAAAAAATGCGGAACGTTATTCTTGGGAAAATTGTGCATTAAGTTGGCAAAGGTTATTTAAAGAAGCTTAAATTATGCGAAGCTCGAAAAATATTCATTAAATTTTATTGAATAGGTTCTATGTTCATCAATTTGTTTTGAAATATCATTAAACTTATTCTGCATTTCTTCTATTTTCTTACTGCCGATCCTGAAAAATCTAAGAAATTTTTTGCTCTTATGTTCGTATTTAGAAATGAGAGGCCGTGCGGTAAATTTCTTTAATGACAAGGAATTGACCTCAAAAAATGCGGCCTAATTAAACACAAAAACACAATATATGATATAAAATGAAAATAAAAAATACAATGTGTGGGAAATCCTTGACATTTTTTTTAATTTAATAATAAGATTTACAATAGAAATTAGCAATATATATATTTATCTCTTTTTGCAAAAAAATTATATCGGAAAATATTTTTTCATGCCTCTTTTTCCTACACATAGGAGTTTTTTATGGAAGAATATGAAAAATTTTTAAAAATTGTTTCTAAAAGAACGGGCTGTCTTATGAAGAAATCAAAGAAAAAAGCCCTAGTGATTTAAAAAAATATTTAGAAACAAAAAATAAAAAACCTTTCAGATTTAAATCTTTTTTTCCTTTTATTGGACGCAGTTGTATTGTTAGACAATTTAAAACGACCAAAGAAATTGATAAGAAATTAGATGCTGCTTTAATTTCTTAGCTTAGCATTCCTATGAGGATAGAAGAGAAATAAATAAATTAGCTAAAGATGCGCGTCTATTTGTTCGTGATACAGAGATTGCAGAATGTTTTGAGTCATGGTCGGAAATTTCTAAAAAAATTGAAGATTTTAGAAAAAAATATTTTTCAAATCCTGATAAAGTTGAATGGGCTAAAACAACAAATGTACGTTTCTTTGAAAAGCATTTTTATGTTGGATTTGTAATTGGTATAATTACTTCAATCACAGCTACTCTTATTCTTAAAGCTATTGGGTTGATTTTTTAAGCCCACACCCAATTCAAGTAACCCACTATTATTTAACCGCCTCACTTTGCGATGTATATAAACGCCAATTTTTCCTGTCGACATGACCACGGACAGGACATCTCTGATAGGTGAAGAGAGACGTAATTATTTCAAATTTGCTTTTTTCAGAAATCCCCGGTCTTTACTTATATCAATATTTTTTTATAACGGGCATATTCATAGACTATCTTTAGATCAAAAAACAGTTATAGGAAGCGTACTAAGAAAACCCCAATGCTTATGTCGAGGATGAATTGGCAATATCTGAATATAGAATTAAATACCGCCGGACGATCAGAAATCAACGCTTGTAGAGTTGGAACAGTAATTTCGACAATGAAGCAAGAAAAAGGATGTTTAGTAAACTAAACAGAAACCACAGAACTTACTCTATAGAACGTCACCAACTGATTAAATCCATATAGGGGAATGGTTCCTACGCTCCTTATATCTTTGATAAAGAAGGGAATATAGCACTGACTTATTATGTCAGTTTCTAACAAGACAGAATCACTCTTGTCAAACCAAGAGGATTATGACAACCAATACCGAGATTCTTTAATTCATCTGTTGACAGTACCGTAAATTCTTATACAAACATTAAATTTTTTGAAAAATTAGAATTAAATCATATTTATCCTTATTATTTTGAAAGAGTTGTTTATAAGGAGAGCGATACTCCATTACAAATTTCAGTTTCAATTCCTGACAAAATAATCGAGTTCTCTTAATCAAATCTTCATGATTCAAACTAATACAAACACCAAAATACCCTCCAGATATCAAACTATTTCGACAATTTTCAATAGTTTTTCGCCAATACCCTACAAGCCAATCATTATAAATAGGGAATTTTATAATACTCTGACCCGAATCTTGAGAATATATTTCATGATCAAAAAAAGGAGGAGATGAAAATGCAAAATCAAAATAGTCCCGTGTAAATTTTGTTTCTTCGGAACCGGTCGGAAAAATTTGAAAAGAACCTTTTGTATTATCTTGTAGAAATTTCCCAAATTTTTGTAAATTTTCATAGGTCTTTAAATTTGGCTCACATCCGATATACTCCATATTAAGAGACATAGCAGCCAACATTCTTGATCCAAAACCACAGCTATAATCAAGGACGCAACCATTTGGTGCATATTGTTTATATAAAAATTTAGCAATAACGGGTTTAAAATTAGAAACAGCTTTTGACAATAATTTTATCCCGGTTCTCAGAGAAGAATCCGTTAATCTATTTGCATATTTCAATCTATTTATAGCAAGTCTTTGAATAAATTTAGAATCTCCCCATAATTCTATAGGACTTCTATAACCTTTTCTCTTACATTCATAAATATTAGGAAAAAATAATTCACAAAGGCCTAAGCCGGATTCTGAACCTTTTATAATATTATTTTTTATTTTAACCTTATTGGATTTAAAAATATTTAAAAGATATACCTTTCTTTCTTCTGTGAGACATTTAAAGGGAAAGGGTCTGTTTTTTAATAAATCAAAAAATTTTTTCTCTACAATAGTTTTTTCTTTTATTGTTAATTTTCTGTAAAATTTAGGATTTATAATATCAGATGAATTTACATCAATTGCTTTTACCTCGTTATTAGTCAAAAATTTCTCTGGTATTTTAATTAATAAATCAGGAGTGATAATCTGTAATAAAATATCCACAAAATTACCATAATATTCCTTGGAAAAACTAAGTTTATAAATATTTCCCATATAACAATGAAAATTCCAATGATATACACTTTCTAAAAAATTTTTAAATTCCACGAACTGGTTTGGAAAGGGACATTTATTGGCAATACTTATTTCATTCGTTTCATCATCATAATAGCCGTCATCAAAAAACCAATAAGCTAATATATGATCATGCCAATTATTTTTTATGTATTCAACGGGTATTAATTTACCATCAATACCTTCCTTATAAAATAAATCATAATATTTTTTAAAGTTAGGGTGATGAATTGTAGAAAACTTTAATCCATCCCTATTTTTCATAATATTACTAGAATAAGGCTTAAGTATATTATATTTTCTTCTTAAGTATTGTTCTTGATCATAAGAATGAAATTCATAATAAAAATCTTTACCACTAACAGATCCATCTCCTAATAGGCTGCCAATAATCATAATCTGTTGCTCTTTAGAAAAAGAAGGATAAGATTCTATGCGATGTTTTACTTTAGAAATAATACCAAGATTCTTTAAATATGGCCGCCATATAATCTTTGAAATTCTATATTTTTCAGAAAATTTTTCCTGAGTTAAACTATAATAATCAGCTTCCAGTATTTCTCTGGGTATTTTTTTAAATTGTTCAATAGCATCTCGAGTCTTATTCTTCTTATCAAGAAGAGATATACCAAGCCGTTTCCGGCGATAGGCTACACCTTCTCCAGTCATATTATACATTTCACCTATAGCAGCATCAGTATAACCTATTCTACATAAACGAATAAGTTCATCATCAGAAAGAGTCTTACGCTTATCTTCTTTTTTTACCTGTGAATAGAACATCTAAATTAATTCGTGGTTTATTACGAGGATTTGTTGGAATGGAATAATTCTTCAATCTTTTGAAAACAGCACCTTCAGTAATTCCAACTATAGTTTCAATCTCTTTTAATCTAAAACCAAAGTCACAATGTGACACTCCTTGAAGCAAGCCCCAAGGCTTCCATTTATTAAACTAAACATTCTTTTTCTTGCTTCAACGACGGTCTAACGAACCTTCTCTGCAAGCATTAATTCCACTGTGTTCCCAACGTATTTATTCCTGTATTTCTAATATTTAGAAATGCGTTTAAGTCTCTGTCTATAGAAATTTCATAATCCGGACAATCATTTCCGGTGCAAGCATACGGTTTTCTTGACAATTCCTTATAACTTTATTTAATCCTCTTTATCCAGTTTATGAAATGTATAATCCCTTTTATAATTATACTTTATGCTCCATCCATTTACAAGAATTTTTTGGAAAATAAAAAAGGCTCAGTTTTTTCAGACTGAGCCTTTAATCTAAAACCGATTAATCCGAATTAACGAGACAGAACCACTCTTGTCAAACCAAGAGGATTATGACATCCTATCCCCAGATTTTCAAAGCATGAGAAACCAATAGTACGGTTCTTTGGCTCATCCGCTGACAATACCGTTAACTCGGTACGAACTGGAATCCGTCCAAAGAATTCGGGTTCTGCACAGACATAGATATAACCAGCCGGAACTCTACGAGAAGTAATGATCTGAGCACCCCAGCAAGTAGCCATCAGACCAGTTTTCAGTAAACTTTGCTGACTTTCTATATCCAGAACATCACGACCCCATTTACGAACATCTGCATAATCAAGAGCATTCATAAAAACTCTTGCTACTGGAAGATCATGGCGTTCAACTGAAGCAAAGGCATCAATCAAGTCCGCTGGTGTCAAAGGAGCAGTTGCAGGAATATCAGCATTGGTAGCACCAATATTATCAAAACCATTTACAGCTACTGCATCCAGAATTGCGAAGACACGAGTATCTTCCTCAGCCTGAATTTCAGCTTTTGCAAGATCCTGAGCACGTTCGATGAGATCAAACCTACGGTCCTTGATTTGAGTTAATGGAATTTCCGGATTTGAAGCAATTTCAAATAAGGGGAAGATAACACGACGCGGTTTGGTAATAGCAAGAATGTTTTCACCCTCTTCACCAATAACCCATGCGGTTACTCCAGGGTCCTTATCGAAAATCGGAAGAGCACCATCAGGGAGTTGTTCTACCAAGAAGGTCTTACGACCAACTGAGGTATAGTCTCTCCGAAGGCGCAAAGGTTGTGTCATAGAAGAAGCAAGTTTTCTACGACCCTCGGCAGTTTTAATATACTCACCGATAATTTGCTGTTTTATTTCATTACTAATTTCAGCCATTAGAGACTCACCTCCCTTAAATTCTCATTTGAACGGTCATATAAGCGTCTGAAGCTGTTGGAGCCTTCAAACAAATACCAATTAACGTGTGGTAAGATGCGTCAGGTGTATTTGACATACCACTCGAATTAGTAATGAGACCATTCTGGGATGAATAAAGTTTATCGCCATACGCATATGTTACCGAAGTGGTTCCATCGGTGGCGAATGTTTCATAGATATCTGTCTTGAAAACGGTACCGCTTCCATGCAGATATACACACTTGTTTGATGCTACAGCGGAACTTGACTCATAGGCATTACCAACAGCATCATTCACTGCAATACCGACAGCTTTGTCAAATACTGAGGAACTATCTCCGGCACATGGGCCTATTATACCATTTCCAGCAGCAGCCACAACACTACCTGCAAGAATACCAACATTGGTATTTGCATTGAGACGAGTGTTATTTGCTTTCTGATCATTTCCAACACGGTTATTCTGTGTCAAACCTGCAGCAGTAATATTACCATAACTATTGTATGTCTGACGATATAAAACATCCATGTGTTGATCAGGAACAGGATTGTTTGAACCCATTAAGCTCACCTCCTCAAGGAGTTTATTGTTTAATTATTTAAAGGCTTCACTAACATCAGGAGGAGCACTCCACAAATCTTCCAAATTGTTTACATTGGAAGCTTGTTTTACGATCCCACTGAGTTTTTTAGCCCCTGTTTTTTCTTTATTTGCAAAAATCGAATCAAGAAGATCTATATCTTCTTCAGCAGATTTCTCTTTTTTCTCTTCCTCAGGTTTCTTAGCTATTTCTTTCTCATCTTCAGCAGATTTCTCTTTTTCCTCTTCCTCAGGTTTCTTAGCTACTTCTTTCTCATCTTCAGCAGACTTCTCTTTTTCCTCTTCCTCAGGTTTCTTAGCTACTTCTTTCTCCTCTTCAGCAGACTTCTCTTTTTCCTCTTTCTCAGGTTTCTTAGCTGCTTCTTTCTCTTCTTCCTCTTCCTCAGGTTTCTTAGCTGCTTCTTTCTCTTCTTCCTCTTCCTCAGGTTTCTTAGCTGCTTCTTTCTCTTCTTC